AGTGTGTACAAGACTTATGAGATGTATTATTCTGGTTACAGAAACACTAACATGGAGATACACTATGACAAAGTTCAACAGAAAAGACTTTAACTACCACGGCGGATACCTAATGTATACAGCCGATTACGAAGGTCGTCCTGTGTACGAAGCTGGCAAAAACGTACATCCAACAAACGTCGGCAAAGGTAAAAATCTTTTCATTGCTCGCTTTAAATATAGTGGTCCTTTCACAAAGGCAAAATTCCTTACACAGCTTATCAATAACTTCACAGTTGAAGAGTATGTAGCAGAGAGAGCAAAAGATGGTCTTGACAGCTCACCACTACAAATTCTTAAGAACAATAATGAAGATTGGTATTACAAAGTAATGTTTGATTTTAAAGAGAAGCAGTCTCGTAAGAGTGGCTACCACTGCGCATACGACTATGATAGGGAGGCAGCGTAATGACTGCGTGTTTATATGAAACTTACAAGGAATATTGTGAAGCTCGCCGAGTGAAGGGGTTGCAAGTAATTCCTGAAAGTCTGTATATTGCTTTGCGTAAATCTAATCAGTAGGAGGTCTTATGACTTTACCAATTACTCAATCTCGTATTTATAAAGCACTCGGTAAAAAGCGAGTTGCTATGATACTTGACTATGATTACTCTTGTGGTGTCTTTGACATTGTGATAAAGCATGGTTGGTTTTATGATGGGGATGGAACAATTATAGTTCTTGAACCATATGACGATGAAAACTTCTGGGACATTGTCAAAGTTCTTAAACAAAGATTCGACGAATTTGTATGGACAGGTGTTGGAGCATAAAAAAAGCCCCACCGAAGTGGAGCTTAGTTGGGAGGGGTTAAATCCCCTCCCTTTTTTTATGAGTAACTTATGTGAGAATGTTGTCTACACGGAAGATACGGTAGTACTGGTTGGTTTTTGCAGTTGCAAGACCGTCAGCAGGAGTCGCACCAACGAATGGGTTAGAAGCCATGCCGTAGCGTGTCTTGAAACCAATTTTAGGCTGGAACGTATCTTCACCAACCGCACGAACCATTGTGAGTGGTACGTATGGGCAATAGAAGAGACCTGCGTCATATGGGTTTGTGCCCTTATAACCAACAGTGATATAGTCAACAGTTGCATACGGATCGATGTATACTTTTGTACGACCGTTAAGAACACCAGCAAAGGTTGAACCTGTGTCATCAACATTCAAGTTAGTTGACAAAGCAGGAGTATAATCGAGCATGCCGGAAGCAGTCAAAGCAGAAGCTACGTCTGAAGAACAGATAATAAAGTTACCTTTTCCTCTACGAGTTTCTTTTGCAATTACGTTTGCTTCACGTTCGATTTGTACAACCAGACCTTTGAACTTCTCAGCAGACCAACGACCATCAGCATCAGAAGACAAGTTAAAGATACCGTTTACAGCTGTGTTAGCTTGCAGTGCACCAGTTTTGGCTTGTGAGTTGATTGTACGAATTACTTCGCGGTTGATTTCAGCAAGAATCTCAGTTGACAAGATATTTGCCAATTCAGTTTCTGCGTCAAGACCATGAATCGCTTTCAAGTCTTGTGCAAGCTCTAAGCTGTATTCAGCTTTCAGTGCACGTGACTTGGCGGTCACAGTTGCTTTTTCAATGGTGAAACCCATTTCAGCAAACGCAGCATTGCTTGCAGAACCAAGAGCTTCAGCAGAGTCAGTACCCATTGGATTGCCAGAAAGAGCAGTTGTACGCTCACCGTCAATACCGTTTGCGGCACCAGCAGAATCGTTAAGGCCAGAACCATCAGCAGGTTGTGTGAAACCGTTAACGGCTTGTGAACCAGAGAATTCTGTGTTAGCTTCGTTGAAGAGAGCTTCGGTTGAACCAGTTGCACCAGCACCGTAACGGGCTTTCATTGCAAAGATGAGGCCAGTTGGACCGGACATTGGCTGAACGCCAGCAACATCATAGGCCATCAGGTTTGGCATGGAACGACGTACCAAGCTAATCAGTACTGGATCCCATGTACCAATTGAGCTAGTTGCGTTACCAGGTGCAGCTTCTGTTAGGAAACCGTTTTGCGCAGCGCGATCTTCACGCATAGCAATTTCTTGGTTTTCGAGAACGGCTGCGGTTACAGCACGCTTGTGGTGATTGTCGATGGAACCGGCTGAATTTTCATTCAGAACTGGTGCCCATTTTTCGACTAGTTTATCATAAGATTGCATTTTTAGGAACTCCTAGGTATTTATGTTTTAGACGATTGTCTAATAGCGGAAATATATTGAGACATTACGTCTGATGGTGCTTCAACGAAGTCTCCATCTGCGTCGTCAATTTCTTCATCAATTGAAGACTCAACAATTGTTTTTGTGAAGTATGATTCTTTAATAGTCTGGACTTTCGAAGCGAAAGTAGCCACATCTACAAAATCAATATCTTCTACAAGCGATGCAAGTTTCTCAGCTTGAGTAGTTGCAAGATCAGCAGACGCTTCACTAATTACAGCGGCGCGCTTCATTACTTCCAATTCCTCAGAAACTTCTATTGCTTTTTCAGTAGATTTATTAAGGGCTTCTTCAAGCTCTTCTACTTCTTGAGCAAGTTCGTCAACCAGGTCGACTTTTGATTCTGGAACTTCGATGTAAGACTCAGTAAACAGATCTTTCAAGCTGTTCATGAATTTTTCAGCGATTTCAGTGCGCAGGCCATTTTGTACTGCTAACTGATTTTCTTTCATCCAGTTTTCAACAACATAGTTAAGATAGCTGTCAACTTTTTCTACGAGTTCGGCTTTAGTGGAAGATACTGCTTCCTGTAGCTCTTCTTCGTAGCTAGCCTCTAAACGAGTTACTTCTTCGGCCAATTTAGATTTAATTGCGGCTTCGAAAATAACAGCTGTTTTGGCTTTAAACTCTTCGGAAAGAGTAGCTTCAGACTCGACTAATGCATTCAAATCTTCTGAAAAATCAACGTTTGATGCTTCAGCAACAAGTGCTTCGGTATCTAGGTCAATATCTTCACCCATAAGTTGTGTTAGCGCACCGGCAAGGTCTTCTTTTTTCATACCAGCCATTTTGGTGTACGCCGCATTAATCATACCAGCTTTTGTTTTTGGCATTTTTTCTGAATTAGACTTGTCGCCCTTACGAGCTTTCGCTTTAGGTCCCTTGTCTTCTGCAGATTGTACAGATGCAATAGATTGTGCCTCTGCATTTTTTGGATCGTGAGCTTCTTCGATTTCATTCTCGTCGAGCTCAACATCCTGATCTTGGATTTGGTCAGTCATGTCTTGACTCCTATATTATATTTTACTTTTCATTAACGAGAGGAAATTCTTAAACTCACGAGTCTGAGTCTCATAGAGATCAGCGCGTGGAGCTTTTTTAATTTCAGTCTCCATTCTTTCAATGTCCTGAGCTTCCAGAATACCGTTATTCCAGATCCAGTCTACACCTTCCATAATCCCATTAACAAAGGCGTTTGGTGCTGATGGATCTTGTACGATGTCAATCGTATTAAGAAGAAAGTCGTCCTTCACATACATGGCGTTGCCACGTTGCTCAATGCTACCCATACCACGAGTCGACACTCCTAGCTGAACACCACCGTCAAGTAGACCTTTAACAATCTTACCCATCGGAGTATCTAGTATTTGTGCCTTACCTACCACATTATTGCTCTCAAGCTTGAGATCTGTAATGAGGTGGGATACTTTATCTAAGTTTACAGTGGGACCATCAGGGTGGTTTAACTCACCAACTGCTCGCTTAGTTTTTACTTGATCCGTAACGTATTTGTTTACAGCATTTTCCATAATTGCTCTTGGATAAATGCGTCCATTACGGTTCTTTGATTCTGCTTGTGCAAATACGCCTTCGATAGCGTAATTCTTGCCTCCGCCTTCTTTGGCTTCAACAATCATTTCGATATCGTGTTCTACGTATTCTGTAATTAACTTCATAGTGATTTAGTCCAATTCTCTTACCATCTGCATAAGCATTTTTTGCGCATGCTGTTTAGTATCATATACGTCTAATTTATCACCATCAATATAAGCAGTAAACTTATCATAATTTTGTATAATTTCAACTTTATAACCATTTAATCTACGGCTATAAACTGTGCGTCGCTTTTTAACTGCTTCGCTTAAATCATACTTTAACTCTTTATACTTCGTCTTCATCTGCTTGTTCTTCACTATCGACAGATACTGCTTCTTCAGTGTTATCATCTTCTAGATCTAACTCAAGCTGTTCAGCATCGACACCATTGTATATACTAGCAGATACTTTAATTCGTTCTTGTTCTAGCGCATTGTCCATCCGGTCATTCATGATCTGTGCAAAAGTTTTATTCGCAGAATTAAAATCTTTATCAAATGATTGTTGAACTAATGTTTCAATAGGGTTCATAATATTTCCTCATATTTGGTATTATTTATACGTTTTCTACGTTCCAGGCTTAACTTCTGGAGTCTCTTCTTTATTGTCTGCTGGCTCTGGATCAGGTTCTTCGGCTGATTGTTTTGCCATATCTTTAATATCCTCATCACTTAG